TCGTCGTCATCATCACGAGTACGCTTCTTGTTCTTCATGTATGTCTTCAAGTTTAGGATCGTGTTAAACCATACGCCAAGTAGCACGAGCGTCTCCACGGTTAGGATTAGGTATGACATCAAGCTGCCTTATCTTTTAGGGTTTCTATACTTATGTTGAGTTCTGTCTGAGGAACCCACCAAGAGTTCTTTCTCCAGTACTCGTCTTTCATTACGTCCTCGCCGTCCATCCATCCTGCAAATGTAAATACTTCAGTGGATGGAACATACGTGACAAGAACATAGGTATGTTTTTTTATGTAATCAAGACTGTCTTCCCTGTGGTATCTAGGTCTGACAATAAGATGTGCAGACTGATACTTTGAAGTCTTGACTTCAATGTTACTGCCAACGTCAGCCACATTGTCAGGTGTATGTGGCTCACCCGTCCAAGGCAGATCAAGAAGATTAGATACATATATCTCAGCCATTGCTCCATATACATCATTCATTATCTTTTGATCTTCGTCTAGGTCAGCAATCAGCCTATCAACTACATTGGCCTGTCTGTTGCGGGTGTACCTACGCTTTCCGGTTTCTTTGGCGTAAGCTTTCTGTTCATCGGTGAGTTGTGACATTAGTGTGTCTCGCTCCAGTTGCGTCCTATTTTGTATTCACTGTCCAAGGGACAACGAACCTTGAGAATTTTTTCAGTTTCTTTCATAGCTTTCTTGGTGATCTCACCAAACCTTTCTGCATGTTCACGTTTGACATCGAACTGATACTCGTCGTGGATACTGGCAACAAGGTTGGCGTCTAGCTTCTCTTGCTTTGCCATCTTCACGATCTGTATCAGCCACTGCTTACATATAACAGCACCTGCTCCTTGGATCAATAGGTTAAGTGCTGAGTGTGCAGACCTGACCTTGAGCCTACGCCCATCAAGTCCCGGTACGTAACCTCGCTGTGCTGCCTGTTCAACACGTTGGCGTAGTGTCTTAAGTGCAGGTACGTTGGAAAGGAACTGGTCAATCAATCGTTGTCCATCCTTTGCCGTTCCACCTACCACACTACCAATCTTGGCAGCACCAGCACCGTAGATAAACGCATAGATAAACGTCTTCGCTTGGTCACGTGTCTCTAGCCCTGCGGCGTTCTGGTTGGCGGTATGGATGTCACCGTTTACAACCTCGTTGATAAACGCTTTGTCATTGAGGTAGTGAGCAAGGCCACGTAACTCAAGTGAACTCGCATCACAACCCACCAGAACTCTGTCAGGAGCTGAAGCAATCCAACACTCACGACACTCCTTGCCGAACTCAGAGTAGGAGGCAGGAACCTGTGCCATGTTAGGTGCATGGTGTGCCATACGCCCACTGACTGCCTTGAGTGTAAGCACTCTGCCGTGGACCCTACCATCGTCATCGTAGTAGTCGAGCCACTGCTTGATCTGTGACACACGCTTCTGCAGTAGCAGGTAACGTGCAATCAACTGTGCTTCAGGTATGTCCACATGCTTGAGAACCCCTTCATCTACAATGGCGTGTCCCTTCTCTGTGAATTTGGTAGGCTTCCAACCACGATGCTGTAGGTGTCGTACAATCTGCTGCCTACTGGCAAGGTTAAACTGTGGGAAGTCAACCACTGAATGTTCGCCACTAGCACAGGGCCAGTCATCACCAAGATGTGACAGTCCAACCTTGGACATCAACCCATCCTTCTTGATCTTGGGCGAAACCTCTTTGATAAAAGTGGGCAGGGGATAGAAGGCTTCTTGTACCTGTAGCTCAATCTCACCTGCCATGTCAGAGAGGCGTGACATAAGTGCCATTGCCTTTGGCATGTCAAGTGTGAAGCCGTTCTTCTGCTGTCTATCAATCAGGAACCTGATCGTGTGTTCCATCCTGACACTCTCATCGCTGAAGTTTCGTAACTCATTCTGGAGTGTGGCATACACCCTTGCCGTCAACTCCACATCGTTGATGCAATACTTTACCATCTCGTCTGAGCAATGGGACCAGTCATTGAACTCCGTTTTAGGGAAGCCAAGTGTCTGGCCCCATGCGTCAAGCGAGTGACCGTTATCACGCATTGGGTTTGTGATCTGCGACATAATCATTGTGTCTTCGATCTGGTCCACTGATATACGTGTGCCAGTCAGACGGTTAAGGGCAGGTGCATCAAAGCTGATACCATTGTGCATCACGTAGCTTGTGATGTTCTGCTTTGAAAAGCTAGGCCAGTTGTCGATGCACTCCCTTTCTCTAAAGGTGTAAACCTTTCCCGTCTCGACATTCTTTGCAACGATGCAGTGAATGGTGGACGGCTGTAATGAGTCAGCTTCAATGTCCACCACGTGTTTCATTTAGATAGTCTCCGTTTCAATGTCCATTTGCTTGGGTTGATCTGGGTTGTCGCCAAGGTTTTCAACCTCGTGCAACCTACCTGTCTCACGATTGAAGTACAGGTGACATGCAACTCCTGTCTCTCCAGCGTACCTGTTCTTGAGTACGCGAATGGTAGTTGTGTTTGCAGCATTTTCATCCTCTGCTTGTTGGTCACGCTCCATTGCAATTACTGCATCTGATAGCTGTGCGATTGCTTGTGAGCCTCGTAGATGTGACAAGCTTACAGCTTTTCCATCTTCATGTCCACGGTCTGAACCTGATGACCGTCGAAGGTGGCTGACAAGTAGCAATGCACACCGTGTCTCCTCAACCAGTGACCGTAGCTTGGTCATAAGCTGGTCGATGTTACGCCGCTCATCCTCACCCTCAAGACCTGACACAAGGATCGACAGGTGATCTAGGAACACCCACTTGCAGTCAAGTATCTTGACCATGTACCGTACACGGTTGAGGATTTCAGTGGTTCCAAGAGAACCAAAGTGATCGAAGGCATAGAAGCGGCGAGTGCCGATTGTCTCATTCTCCCATGCACGTAGCTGGTCTTCAGGGAACTGGTCACGAACTTCACGAATGTACAGGCGTTGGTTGGCTTCGACCGACATGAGATGGAAGACAGTGCTGCGAGTGTTCTCTTCCAGAGATATAACACCAATGTTGTCGTTGGTACTCTTGAGTACATGGTGCATCAGTTCACGCATTACACTAGACTTACCTGTACCAGTACCTGCTGTGAGGGTGACCAGCTCACCAGTACGGATGCCGTACAGGAGATTGTTCAGACCTTCAAACGGGTACATGCAGGTTTGTGACTGGTCCTCGTCGTACAATGTCTCCGACATATCGGCAAGGTTGATGATCCCTGCTGGTGTGTAAGGCTGTGCGTTCCACCATGCACGAGTAAACTCCTCAGTCTTGTTCTGCTGTAGATACTCGTTGGCATCCTTCAGTGTCAGCTTTGCAATCTTACATTTGTTAGGCTCAAACAGTTCAGCAACTGCTGATGCTGCTTCGCGTCCCGGCTTGTCATTGTCAAAGCAAAGCACAACAGTCTCAAAGGAATTGAGGAAGTCGAAGTTTGCCTTCACGTCCTTGACTGCACCCTGTGCACCAGTCTTGAGTGACACACACGGCCACTTGCTGCCCGTCATCTGGAAGACTGACATCGCATCAATCTCTCCTTCAGTCACGGTGATGTACTTGCCGCCCCCACTGAATAGCTGCTGCCCAAACAGTCGGGCTGACGTGAACTGGCCCTCAATGTAGAAGTCCTTCTTCTCACAGAGGCGTGTCTTGTAGGCGAGGAGGTTGCCGTCAGCATCGTGGTACGGATAGAAGTGTTTCTCAATACCATTGCTGCCAATGGTTGCAGTCACACCATACTTGTTGGCTGTGTTTTGCGTGACGTTACGGTCGGTTAGTGCCATGTTGTTGCCACGAAATGCCTGTGACAAAGGCTGCGTCTTGTTGTTTTGATGTGCGGTCACTGCCATATCGGTATCCTTATCTTTTCGCTTGTGATAGTTACAGGAAAAGCAATGACCATGCCCATCGTCATACTCAATGAACGCATCACTTGACGTACATGAAGGACACGAACCACGCTTTACTTCTTTGGTTTCAGGGAAATCATCAGTCATCGGTAGCATTATATACCTTTCACGGGGATTGTCAATGTAAGATAAACATCCAAGCGGTTCATAACTGAACCTGCTTGGTGTTATATCTAAGCGGTGTCGGTGTAGTTCGCCCCCTCATAGAGTGAGAACGTGTTCAG